ATGCCTTCAGCAACGCACGCTTGGGAAACTCCTAAGCGTCTCCCGCAAGCTGTACGAGCCGGGGCCGTCAGCCGAATCGCTGGCGGCTTTCGGCCTTTCTCTTCGTGACATTCCCGATGAAGTCTGTGAGGTCTGGCCTGAGGTCTGGCAGGCCTTCAAGGTCTTCGAGGCTATGGGCACCCAGTGGCGTACAGGCGCGTGCGGCGCTACCGGACTCGATTACACGTCAATTCGCCATGTCGCCGGCTTTCTCGGGCTTACCCGGTCAGAGGTCGCCGACGTCTTTCCAGATATCCGCGTCATGGAAGCCGAAGCCCTGCGGGTGATGGCGGAACAGAGGGACAGTAAATGAGCACCACCTTCGCGTCCCTCGGCATTGAGGTGAACTCCTCGTCGGCATCCAAGGCGGCTGACGATCTCGACAAGCTGGTCGATTCGGCGGTCGATGCTGAAAAAGCCATTGATGATCTCGGCAAGTCGGGCGAAGGGCTGGCCAACACTGGCAAGAAGATCAGTCAGGCCGAGAACGAGGCTGCTCAGGGTATCGACAAGGCCACGGGCGCCAAAGAGCGTCAGGTCGATGCCAGCCGCAAGGCCGGTGCCAGCGCGGCTAGTGAAATCGCAATCATCAGCCAGCTCGACAAGGCGATGTCCGGCAACATCGGCAGCATGGAGCAACTGATCCAGGCCGAAGGCTTGCTGGAGCGCGCTCGCAAGGGCGGTCTCGTCACCATCGAGCAGCAGGAGTCCTATCAGGATCGGCTTGGCAAGGCATATGAGCGGATCGAGAAAGCTGAAGCCAAGGAAATGGCTCAGAAGCAGCGGCTGATCGATGCTGAAAACCGTCAGATCGAAGCGTTGAAGCGTACGGTCAACGGCATCGACCCGGTCACTGCGAAGCTGGCAAAGCTGGAGGCGCAGGAGAAAGCGCTCAACGATCTGTACAAGGCCGGCCAGATCGACGCGACTCGTTACGGTGAGGCGCTGGCGAAGATCGGTAAAGACCATGACGGCCTGACCGCGACAGAAACTGAATTCGACAAGCTGAAGCTCGGCACCCGCCAGGCGCAAGAAAACGTGATGCAGTTGACCAATGCCCTGCAGTCTGGGGATTGGGGTAGTGGTGCGCGGGCAGTTGCTCAGCTGGGCGCTGGTGCGAGCGCGTCCGCTAAGAGCTTGGCCGCAGCACTGATTCCTGCTGGCTTGCTGGCTGGCGTCCTCGGCGCCCTGGGCTATGCCTACTTCGACGCACAGAGGCAGGCCCGCGAGTTCAATGTCGCCATCAATGGCGGATCGAACGATGCTGGGCAGAGTATTGCCAGTCTCAAGGTGATGGCTGACACCGCCGGGGCGATCACTGAGAACTTTGCGGGCGCTCGCGAGGCGGTGATTGCCCTGGCTTCCGGTGCCGCTAACAGCAGCGTCCAGATGCAGAACCTGGCTCAGGCCGCCGCAGCAATAGGTGAAGTGATAGGGAAGGGTGCTGGAGACATCACCAAGTCGCTTGCGAATGTCGGAGACACCGCCACAGAAGCAGCGGAGAAGATCAGCGACCAGTATGGGCTGCTTACCTACGAGCAGTACCAGACGATCAAGGCGATTGATGATCAGGGCGACCATCAGCGAGCGCTGGATACCCTGAGTGAAGATCTCAATCAGTCGGCCCAGGAGCGCTTGAAGCATTACCGCGAATCCCTGTCCGATGTCGAACGCGATTGGGATCGGGTGAAGGTGGCCATCAAGGGCGCTTACGCCGAAGTCCGATCAGAGATTTTCCCAGATCTGGCCAAGCAGATCGAAATCACCCAGCGCGTGCTGGATACCCGGAAGGGCGGCGGTGTCACCGGCGCGTTATCGAACGGATTGAGTTGGCTGAACTCTTCTTTGGGGTTGGGCGAGGGACAAAACGACGATTCGACGCCGGCGCTGGAGGCTAGGCTTGCAGGGCTGAAGGCTCGGTTGTCGGCAAGCGAAACCAACGCTGCCGCCACCGGTGAAGAGACTCGGGCGAACAAGGAGTTGATCGCTGTCCAGAAGGAATTGGATAAGCAGATGGACAACCTCAATCCGCTTACGAAGCGTGAGGATGCTTACAAAAAGCTCAACGATCAATTCACGAAGCTCTATCAGAACGCTGACAAGACCAGCCAGAAATCGGCGCTGCTTGATGGCGTGAATTTCGATGGGAAGAAATTCTCTGGTGGAGCCTACGACAAGCTGCGCAAGGCGATTGACGACCAGAACAAGGATTCCAAGGCAGGCGCTGGCAGCGTTGATCTATCCGGTTTCAATGACTCGAAAAACGCGCTCAATGCGGTGCTCGCCGAGTACAAAAATGCTCAAAAGAATTTGGAGGCTTCGCAAAAAGCTGGGCTGATCTCGCAGGCTGATTATCTGCAAGCGCGTGAAGCCATGATCGGCAACGAGCGCGACGAGTTCACTGCAGCTTATGAGGCTGAGATCGCCGCACTGGAAGCAGCGAAGAGCAAAGCCGGAACATCGGCCGCGCAGCGCATCCAGCTTGACCAGAAAATCGCCGACGCCCGGGCCGCCATGGTCAAGGTGCAGCAGGATGCTGACACCGAACTGAGCGTGCTGGCGAAGAACGAAGAGGGCCGGCTGAAGAAGCAGACCGAGGCCGTCAACACCTATAGCAGCGCGCTGCAGCAACAAGTCAAAACTCTGCGTGAGCAGGGCCAGCGTGCGGCGGCGGGCATCGGCCTAGGAGATCGTCAGCGCGATCTGATGAGCCAGCAAAACGGCATCGACGATCGCTTCAATCAGCAGAAGCTGGATCTGGCGAACCAGTACGGCAATGGCTCGCGCGGCATGAGCCTCGACGAGTACACGCAGAAGCTGGCGGAACTGAAGGCAACTCAGCAGGATCTGCACGATACGGTTCAAGCCAACTACGACGAGATGACGGCAGCCCAGGGCGACTGGAGTGCTGGAGCATCGTCGGCGTGGCAGAACTATCTGGAGTCCGCACAGAATGCGGCGGAACAGACGAAAAGCCTGCTCACCAATGCGTTCAGCTCGGCAGAGGACGCTGTAGCCAGTTTTGCCATCAACGGCAAATTCTCGTTTTCTGACTTCACCAAATCGGTGTTGGCGGATATGGCGAAGATCGCCGCTCGACAGGCTACGTCTCAAGGGCTCAGCGCTCTATTCGGCGTTGCTGCATCAGCGGCGGGTTCGTACTTCGGCGGCGGTGGCAATGGATTGGTCGCTGGATCTGCCGGTGCCGTGTCTTCAGATCTCGGAGCATCGCAGGCCGGCTACACGGGGTTTGATCTCTCCGGATATCGGGCTGCTGGCGGGCCTGTTGCGCCGAACTCTCTGTACGAAGTCAACGAACTGGGGCCGGAGCTCTACAACGAGGGCGGCCGGTCATTCCTGATGACTGGTGCCAACGGCGGTAGCGTTACGCCACTGACTACCGGCGGCGGGCCTGCACTGGCTGCAATGTCTGGCGCTAGTGGAGGCCCGACGCAGATCAATGTGCAAGTTTCGGTAGCCAGCAACGGTTCGACCAGTTCTGCCACGGACGATCCTGCGTACGAACAGTTCGGCAAAGATCTCGCCGACTTTGTCGATCAGCGCTATCAAAAATTGGTGAGCGTCGACCTTCGGCAGGGCGGCAAGATCAACCGGGCGATCAAGGGGTAATTCATGGCAATTGAGCGCTTCACCTGGCAGACGGAGAAGGGTGCGACTGGCGATATCAAGCAGCGCACCCGAACCAAGCAGTTCGGTGATGGTTACAGCCAAACTGTCTCTGACGGTATCAACAACGAGCAGCAGTCATGGCCTGTCAGCTATACCGGGAGTGCTGCAAGAATCAACGACATCATTGCCTTCCTTCGTCGCCACAAGGGCGCGAAAGCGTTCCTGTGGATGCCGCCGCTGGGCGAACTCGGTCTCTACAAATGCGCGGGCTTTCAGCCATCCCACAAAGGCGGATCGGTTTACACGCTGACAGCCACATTCGAACAAACCTTTCATCCTTGAGGTAACGCCGTATGGCACTGATCACGGACATCCAGAAACTGGAACCCGGTGGCGAGATTCGCCTGTTCGAAATCGACGGCACTGAATATGGCGCGGACTTTCTACGCTTCCATGCTCACGCAATTCCGCATACACCGGAGGAATTGCTTGCTTACGAAGGCTCGATTGATGACCTGCCTGCGAAGTCGATCTTCTGGCAGGGCAATGAGTACGCGGCGTGGCCAGTTCAGATCGAGGGCCTCGGTGCAGACAGTAATGGTAGCGCCACCAGACCGACTTTCATGGCAGGCAACGTCAATGGGCGAATCACCGCGCTGTGCCTGGCCTTCGATGACCTGCTGAAGTTTCAACTAACTGTGCGCGAGACGCTGGCCCAGTACCTGGATGCCGCGAACTTCCCGGAGGGAAATCCGACAGCAGACCCGACGCAAGAGGCGCTGGAAATCTGGTTCATCGACCAGAAAACAGGCGAAGACGGCGAGGTTGTCCAGTGGGAGCTTTCGTCTCCAGGCGAGATCGACAACCACGGGTTGCCCGGGCGGCAGATGACGACCTTCTGCCACTGGGCCATGACCGGCGGCTATCGCGGGCCTAACTGCAACTACACCGGTGGGGCGATGTTTGACGACGATGACAATCCCGTCGACGACCCCGGCAAGGACGAGTGCAAGGGTGGATTAAAGTCCTGCAAGTTGCGCTTCGGCGAAAACAACCAGCTTCCACACGGTGGCTTCCCAGCCGTTTCCTTGATCGCAAGGAGCTGACCATGCTAAAGCACATATTGAGTGCGATCCAGGCGCACGCGGCCGCCGAGTACCCGAAAGAGTGCTGCGGACTGCTGCTGGCGATCGGGCGCAAGCAACAATATTTTCCATGCCTCAATGTCTCAACCGAGCCGAACGAAGAGTTTCGAATCGATCCGGAGCAATACGCCCAAGCCGAAGACATCGGCGAAGTAATCGGTGTAGTTCATTCGCATCCGGACGCAACAAGCAGGCCGTCACCGCGCGATCTCGCCATGTGCGAAGCGACGGCTATACCTTGGCACATCCTGAGTTGGCCCGAGGGCGATCTGCGAACCATCGTGCCGACCGGTGAGGTGCCGCTACTGAAGCGTCCGTTTGTGCATGGTGCTTGGGATTGCTGGCAGGTCTGCGCCGATTGGTATAAGCGCGAGTGGGGACTGGAGTTTGAAGCCTTCAAACGCGCCGATGGCTGGTGGGAGAGCAAGGACAATACCAGTCTGTACGAGGCGAACTATGAGGCCGCCGGCTTCTACCGCGTCGACCTGCCGCAGCGCGGCGATATGATCGTGATGGAAGTAGGGCGCACGGTTTACCCGAACCACGCCGGGGTCTTCCTCGGCAGTGATCCAGCGCTGCCGGGTGAGGATGCTGCAACGTTCGGTCCTGGGCCGTTCCTGCTGCATCACCTGTACGGCAGGCCGTCAGAGGTCATTGTCTTCGGCGGGCCGTGGCTCGATCGAACTCGCCTGATTCTCAGGCACAAAGATGCGCCACCAACCACATGATGGGGCGAAGCCGCTGGAGATAAATTATGAGTCAGCCGTTTGAAGTAACAGATGACGGGAAAATGCGCATTGTTGGTGCTCAATTCACTAACAATGCGCAGATCCGATGGCGTGCATTAATTTCAAAAGATCCAAAACGGCACGTGATCGGATTTACTTTCGAGCGTGCTCTATGCGCGAAATGAACAGATCAATCAAGTTTCCGTAGAGAATCGGTTCGATTCCTTCCGAGGGTAGCGTTTTCAGTTCTGCGAGGTCTTTCTCAAGCTGGGTTAGATCGGAGCCTGGCAGCTTGCATACTGCCGTTATCACACTTGCAATAGCATTCGTATGAGCCGTTGCAGATGTGCTGACGGCGCTTTCGAGGGCACTCAGTCTCTCGTCGAGCGTTAGCATACTGATGCCACTTTTGTTTTCACTCACATTGACCTCCAGGTCGTAAACGCGCCGAAATTGGCGCAATCCCAGTCCTTGGGCTTGCAGGCAGAGGACTGGGGAATCCTTCAATTCATTTCTCACTGCCCGTCCGGCAGAAGGAGGCTGCGTGCAGCCAAGCCAGCGCTACATTCTGACCATTCACGACTTATTCACCATGGCCGACGGCAGTATCTGCGGATCTGAAGCCGAAGTTGCCATCCTTGACGGTGATACTGAAATCGATCGCATGAAGTTTTCTGGCAAGTGCCAGAGCATGGATGGCTATCGACGGAGTTACATTGGGCGGCCGGGGTTGAACGCTGAGCTTGTCTCCGGTCCCGGGCGAATCTGCTTTCAGGAGCTTGAGGGCTCCGAAGTCACTTCGGTGGTGTAAGGCCGCCAAGGTAGTTGTCGGTACCCAGCTCGTGTGAGCCGTAATCAACAAAGTAGCCATCTCCCAGGCGCGAGGCTTCGGCATCTGCCGCATCCTTTGAGGCAAAAATATCCACGAAATCCCATGTGGATGTACGGCGCACGCCCCAGCCGAGCACGTGCCCATTGTTGTCCGGATCAGTTGGGAGATTTTTCGCAAGACTTCTGATTGACATGACCGCTCCTTGGTTGTTAGGAGGCCAAAAGCTACTACTTTGAGTGTGCTAGGCGTTACTGGCAATTCGTACAGGCGGAAAAAAGCCCGGGAGTGCGGGCTTTTTGTGTCGCTTGCGCAGCACCTAAATAGAGACGGACTCAGGAAAGTGCTTTAGGTAAGACTCGAGCTCTTTTTGGGAGTGCGGTATGTAGAAAGTGTTTGACCGAGGGTTATCAACGATCTTAGTGAATGCCTCGCTAACGCTTGTCAGTGGAAGAAATATGTTGCCTTCGCTGAAGCCACTTTTGATTTTGGCAGCGCCGCTATCGACGTAAAGCTGGACACCCTTGAACTGGATGCTACGTGTTTTCAAAAGGGTTTTTACGTCAAGTTCCTCGATTTTTTCGAGATATGGCTTGAGGTCGTCAGTCGAATTGAACGACCAAACCTGAAGCTGTTTGCTTTGGCGATGAGCGATCCAAAACACCCGACAAAACTCTATGTAACGTTCACTGTACTCATTTGAGTGGTACTGCATTGGGCGATCCTTTGCTCATAAATGGAGGATGAAATCTATCTTGGGCAAGCAATGGACTGGGAAATCCGTTGCGTGAGAGCAAGAGGCTACTATCGGCGGGAGGCGGGGCGTTACTGGGGATTCGTACAGGTCGAAAGTATAAGTTGCTGACCGCAAACGCGGGCTTGGCTTGGCGAGATACATGTTCCAACTTATCCTTGCTCACCTTGCTGAGCCCAGTAAGGCAAGAAACAACTTAGGTCTATTGCTAATGGTTGATCATGCACTCAACCTGAATGACCTGGTTCAGTCGTTACCGCTTCTAACGCCCCGATCACGGGAGCAAAGGAATACATGGAGTACAAAATGGATCTCAATCACCTTAAAATCCCCCTTGCGCGCGACGACGATGAAGATGATGCATGGGTAGATCTCCAACAAAATAACGCTGAATCCGCTGATCAAAAAACCACTGTCTATTTTCGTGACATCCAGAAACGAGTGATTGAGCATATTCAGCAAGCCGACGTGGTGCTTGGTTGCGTCGCCTGGCTTACCAGTTTTGAAGTGCTGAAGGCGCTCCAGGTCAAAAAAGGGGTGTCAATTATTGTACAGAAGGAGGATTTTCTTCGGCCCGACTTTAATGTTTCTGAGAATGACGATTACGAAAACTGGCTGTTTGAGCTGAAGAAGCTGTATCAAGCGGTGTATCCACGCCTAACTCGCCGCGACATTGGTCAAACCCTCGCCCAAATGCGGGACCGGGCATATCGTTCTTTGGCAGAAGAAAAGGCGAGGGAGTGGAACATTGAGGACGGTATGGACGCGATACGTTGTGTTGGTGTCTCGTCGCAGAGCAATGCGCGGTCTCTACCTCGCATGCATAATAAATTTCTTATATTCGCTCAATGGGATGGCAGGGGCGAGGTTGAACCTTATGCAGTGTGGACCGGATCGTACAATCTGAGCGCTAACGCGAAAAAATCCTTTGAAAACGCGCTGGTTCTCCGCGATAAATCTTTGGTAGACGCTTACTTTAGCGAGTATCTGCAAATTGCCTGCCTCTCAGAACCCCTCGATTGGAAATCTGAAGTTGCAAATCCTGAATGGTGGCAGGGCACAACTAAAGGTCCGGGTAGGTACGATCCACTTGCAGGGGAATTTTAGCTAGATTTGGCTTTCTTTTGTGAGTTCTCATTGAAGTGTGAGGGCCCAATGGTAGAGCGGAAAATGGCTGCGCTAAGTCGGAACAGAAGAATTAAATTTGAGTAATTGTTGGCTCAAAGATTTTCCGCTTACTAAGTTGAGCGGTCGTTTGTTGGCCGCTGTATTTCAAAATGGGAATCGACATGCGGATTTTGATAGGGGCGGTGGCGGTAGCGCTGTTGGCGGGGTGTATGGCACCGACGATGAACGAAGCTCGGCAGAAAGGGCCGGACAAGATTCTGTACTCGAAAAAGTCTGACAAGGCAGTCGCTCAATGCATTCAGTACGAATGGCAAAATCAATCCCTGTTCGGGGTAACGCCTGAGGCGACGCTTCAGCCCGGAAGGGATAGCGGCTACACCGTGTTCACGGCCGGATCAGAATACTTCGTCGACATCCAGCCTGGAGCATCCGGTGCGGTAGCCAAGTATTATGCGGTGTTGAACAACTGGATTTCCGCTAAACGGCTGAGTGCTCTGCAAAGCTGCCTTTGATCGAAACATATTTCAAAACCCGCCTCGGCGGGTTTTTTATCGCATGGAGAAAAGAATGTCCGCACTGGCAATCAATTATCAGCCCATGACAACGATCTTGCTTTATGGGCAACTTCGCCAGTTCGGCCGGTCCTTCCGTCTTTCGGTGAGGACGCCCGCTGAAGCCATCAAGGCTCTCTGTGTGCAAATCCCCGGCTTTGAAAGATTCCTGTCCAATGCGAAATCTCGCGGAA